GCCTGGTTGTTTAGCTCAACATAACCATAACGTGTCATGAATGACACTGTTGGTTCGAAAGTTGATGGATCTAGTACTGTGCCTGAAGACATTAATGGAATGTATGGGCAATAGAAAGCTGCCGCATCAATTTCACCGTCGCCTTTGTAGCCAACTAGTACTGGAGCTGAATCGCTCGCATACTGGTCAACAAACACACGCATAGTTCCGTTTAAAGTACCAACAAATTTAGTGTTAGTTGGAGCTTCAAATGGTCCTTCAGTTGTTCTTGCGAACGCTGAAGTTGTCGCACTTTGTAGTACAGTTAACATAGTTGGTGAAATCACCACATAGTTACCTGCGCCACGTCTTGTGCGTGCTGCAATTAGGTTAGCTGCTCTGTTGATTTGAACTGCCAATGCTGCGTGAGTATCACCAACAAAAGTTGTTGTGTGCTTCGCTGCAATCGCTGTTTGATCAAAAGTATCTGTAGCCGCGCCTGCTAATGAACGTAATGAACCAATTACTTCTTGGTCGATTTCAGCAGTAATCTCTTGTGCAAGTGCTTGCATGATTTCTGCTTCAACATCTAAGCCGTGCATTGAATTAGCATCTTGTGCCGCTTCAAATGTCCAACGTGCTGATAATTTACGTGTTTTTGCTTCAACAGTTTGTTTCAATACTTGGATTGAAAGTTTACGACCTGCTTCTGCTTCTAGAGCTGAAGTTGAAGTCGGTCCACCTGTTGCTGCGTCACCTGAGTAACCTTTTGCAATTGCGAAAGGAGATAGTGCTTCATCACCAGCTGTTACACCAGCTGCTGTTTGGCCATATCTTACTCTTAAAGTGTGGATTTGTCCTACTGGACCTGTCATAGGTTGTACACCTACTAGTTCGTTCGCGATAACTGTTGGCATAACACGACGAATAACTGGAAGAATCACTTTGTTTAGTGATGCTACGTTACCTGCCATTGTGCTACCAGCTGCGGCTGATTCTGAAAGATAGCTCTTAGTGTTTTCTAGAACTGACTCCATAACAACCTTTTTGTTACCTGTTAAACCATCTGTAAGGGCGTCTTTAGTTACAGCCCAATTTTCAAATAGATTCTGTGTCATTTGGAATTCTCCTTAGTTGATTCCTGCTAACTTTTTAAGGTTAATAATTTCGGCTTCATTTGCAGTTTCATTTGCAGTTGCTGCCTTGTTACCGGTAATCACAGTCTTCTGTGATTCTGTTAGTTTTTGTGATTTAACTGGGCTTGATTCATTTAATACTGTTGGTAAGTATTTGTTGAATTGAGCTTTTAGTTTACTTGTGCTTACGCTTTCAAGTAAGTTATTCATTAATTCACGCTTATCTTTAGATAGTGGAGACATTAGTTCAGACATAACTGACTCACGCTCACGGCTTTCATTAATTTTAGTAACTTTATTAGTTTCTATAATAATTTTTGCCTCTCTATCTGCAATTTCTTTTTGCGATTCTTCAATTTGAATCTTCGCATCTGAAAGTTCTTTTGAAAGTTTAGAAATATGTGTTCCTTCAGCTATATGTGAACTCATAAACTCAGCTGCAAAAGTTTCGAACAGTTTACGTCCAAACATATTTTCTTTTGCTTGCTTTATATCTTCTTTCAATGTACCTAGTTCTGTTGATAACGTTGTATCTACAATACTAGCTAATTTAGTTGAAGCTTTGTCAATGAAATCAGTTTTAGCTTGATTAATCATTTCTTTACCTTCTGCAACAAGTTTTACCTTTTGTTCAATAAGGTCTTTCTTGTCACTATGGAATTCATTAAGTTCTGAAGTAAGTTGTTCCATCACAAAATCTTCTAGCTTCTCAAAGTTGCCTTCTTGTAGCTTTCTGTCTTTGCGTAGTTCTGTAATTTCCTTGTTAAGTGTTTCCATAACAAACTTATCAAGTATTTCTGCATGTTGCGAAATTTGGCGTTTATACTCAACTTGAGCTTCTACTGCCGCTTTTTTGTCCGCTGCAAATTCTTTCAATTCGGTATTAATCGTATCTGATACCATGGCATCTAGTGCTTCCACCATTGATGTCTTATCAGTTTCGTACCTGTTAGCGAATTCTTCACGTAATTCAGCAGTGATCTCTTCTCGAGCTTCTGTTAAACGTTCTTCCCATGCTTCTGAAAGTGTTGAACGCACTTCCTCAGAAAGGACTTCGGAACTTAGGAGTTGTTCTATTGCATTATTAGCCATTTAGCTTCTCCTAATGTTTAGTTTTTCAATGAACTTTAATACTTCCTTCTGGAGGTATTGATTTGCTATTGTGTCGTCTTTTACTGCGGTTGCAACATCCAATAAAATATTACCACGGTGTCCATTCATGATCTGCTCATATAGAGGATCTGGATATGCATCCGGGGCACTTGGATTAGCAACAATATCAACAGTTTGTATTTCAAAATCACTGACATTACCGCTTTCTGCTACATTACCACTACCTCTTGACGAAACGCCAAGTTTTACTCCATTTTCTAAAAGGGTTTTACAAATATTTCCCATTGGAGTAGGTAACAGTTTTAAACGACCATAACCGTCTTGGCCGTCCATCCACATTTTTTCAATCATGTGAGATACACGGTCCAAATTGACTTGCAAATCATCTGGATGATCTGCTTCGCCTAATACTGAATAACCAGTTTCAATTTTTTCTTGTATTGCCTTAACGGCTCTCGAAATTTCTGTAACTGGATAAACTCTACTATTTTGATTACGCTTGTCACCTTGTACAAAGATACCTTGCATAAACAAGTTTTTACCTTCCTGATCTGACTCAGTAATGATTTTTGCTTGATCGAATGATAGGTTCTCTTTAAGTGTAAGCATAATTAGTTAGCCTTGCCTTTTTTCTCAGCGCCGTGTCCTTTAGTCTCTGCTGATAATTTTGCACCATCACCTGGGTGAGTTACATTCATATCTTTTGCAGCGTCTGTTAGACCTTTGCTTGCACCGTCTCCAGATTTTTTAGACATATCAACTGCTTTACCGCCCATGTCGTTTTTACCTGCAACTGGTGATGATTTACCATCATCGCCTGCTGGCATATCAACTGGGTGTATTGCACCGTCTTTGCCTACTTTATCTAAAGATGCCGCTTCTTCAAGTTCTTCTGCTTCATCATCTGAATCTGAATCAGCTTCTTCATATACTGATTCTTCCATTTCTGGTTCCATGTCCATTTCTGGTTCCATTTCTGGTTCCATTTCTGGCATAGCTTCTTCTTCTGAATCGCCCATAACTTTGGCAAATTCTGCTTTAAGATCTGCTAGTGCGTCTTCGACGTTTACTAACTTATCTTCAATTTCTTCATGCTCTTCTTCGTGTGCTGATTCTTCACCATCACCGTCAAAGTCCATGTCGCCATCTTCGTCTGATAATTCCATTTCAGCTTCTGGGTCGCTTAGATCTGATTCAGGAGCGTCTTCGCCGTCTTCATCTTCACCGTACATTTCTTCTGCTTCGATTTCTTCATCATCTTCTTCGATGTCGTCAATAAAGTCGTCAGCTTTTTCTCCGCCGATCGCTTCATCTATTTCTTCTTCTGCAACTTCATCTTCAACAACTTCGTCAGCTTCGACTAGGTCATTCCAGATTTCACGTGCTTTTTCTACGAATGCTTCGTGTAATAGATCCGATGCTTGTGCTTCTTCACCATTAACTAGGCTTTCAATTACTTTAATATAACGTTCGCGAGTACTCATTTGACATTCTCCTTTAAAGGTTATAACATGTGTATTTAGTCTTGGCATAGAGCAAGATGTCTTAAATACAAAAAAAACCGCGGTTTTGATGCCACGGTTAGGGTTTTGTGCATTATAAGTGTATATTACTTACTATGCTTCGGGGCTAGCGCCGTACTGTAGTTGCACATCTTCTACTTTATCTGCATGCTCACTACGAGTCATTTCGCGTCTATTACGCATTTTGTTTAGATGTTTTAGTGTCAATTTAGGTCTACGAGTATCATCCTCGTCCCATTTATTGAAGTTATCATCTTGTT